GCATCGTCTTTGCTTATACCTAAGATTCTAGCCTTCCACTCCGCCATACCCTCCATCCGCTCGGCTTCTTCTTTAATTAATTTTTTCTGCATCTCTGCCATGCGGACCATGTTCTTTCGCTCCTCCTCCTCTTGGAACATATGAACGATAGCTAAAAACGAAGCGTTGTCTTTTTGATTCTTCTTCATGCGTTCCGCACGGTCGCCTTGAAGTTTTTTCGTCAAATTCTCAATGCGGGTCTCACATTGATGATATTCTTGTGATTTAGCTTTGATAATCTCAGCTAGCCGGACAGTCATTTCAGTTTGATCGTCTGCGACATCGAACATATCATTAAGTTTATTAAGATGCGCTGAAACAACCTCTAGGTTAATAACTTCTTTACATACGTTTAAATATAGATTGAGTTCGTCAGCGGTTAAATCAGGCTTATCCCAACTTAATCGGATGAACTCCTGTTCGAACAACTCCCTGTCTTGCTTGTTTAAATAATTATTGATGATTTTTAAAAATCTGCTATTGGACAAGTTGATGCGAAGTTTCTCTATACAAATTTGTTTTTGCCTATTTAATTTACTTTCTTCTAGACCTATACCTGTAGCATCATTTATTTTCTTTACGATCCTACTAGCGCTTTTCGGTGATGAATAATCATTGACCGCGCCAGACTCTTGCGATGGAACAAAATCAGGGTTTATCTCATGAATATAAGAAAGCACTGTTCTCTGCTCATTACTTAAAGGTTTTATTTGTTTTTGGGGGAATATAAGCTTCGCTATCTCAAGGGAGGACAAACCTTCTTGCGCTTGATCCAATATGAATTCTTTTTGTTGATCTGTTAAGTCTATCTTGTCTGTTGGCGCTCTGGCTGTTGTTTTATAATCAATATCATTCTCAATCAAAAACTTTCTCACAGCTCTCCCCTCTTTGTTGCGGCCATCTAATTTATCATCTTTGAAGCATTTTTGTGTCAGATCATTAAGGTCCAACATATCTTTCGCGTTTTCCTCCAAAAATTTCTGCTGTTCTTTTGTTAATTTCATTTTTTCGGGTCTTCTTGTTTCAATATTGATATCGCCATTTCTTGAAATTTATTCTTTAGATTCTTAACCTGACGGTATCCTGTCTTGCGAGTCGCGTCTGTGATCTTGTATCCCATGAAAATAGCAATATCCTCCTCAGAACACTCCTCAAAGTATAACATATGATATGCAGTAAAATGTTTTTCGCTAAGTCTGTTTCGCATTTCCTGATTCAACTTGTCAATGTGGCCATCATAATCAAAATGAGAATTACACCTAACATTGCCGATTGAGTCAGTTTCATCCAAACTCCCGGCTGTTTTAAGCTCTAAGCCATATTTTTTCTTTTTTGACCATTTAGCAAAATCTTTACAGCTAACATCTTGATTACCACTCTTTGTTTTGGCGCACAACTCATCTCTAGCGTGTATGCATGTAGAACAAGGCTTTATATAAGAACCATAATGATTCCTTATAAGATTCCACATCCTATTGGTAATAACTCGACTCAACCAAGGTTCAAGAGGTCTTGTCTGATCCCACATATGCCACTTCTGGGCAATATGAGATTTTACAACCTGCTCTACGTCTTCAAAATCAAACCACTTAATTGCATCTAAGCGCCATCTAGATTTTTGCTTTTTTACAGCTAGGTCTATTAGATCTTGGAAGTCTTCATATTTTTTCTTTTCGTCCATTAAGGATTGGAAGTAAATTCATCTAAGCCATATGAACCCTTCCCCTTAAAGTCTGGCGGTGTGTTTTGTCCTGCTAGAGAACCAATAGTAAAAGATTTATTATTATAAATTTCAACATCTAGACCCCGAATATCAGGGACAAATTCAGCATCAGTCTCATCATCAGAAACTGCAGATGCCTTTTTTCGAGCTGGCTCAGCAACTCTTGCGTTAGATTGACCTACAGAACCAAAATTTGCTCCGCATTTGGAACAAAAATTAGGTTTTGCAAAATTATATTCAATCTTAACCCCACAATCAGAACAAAACATGTGACTCATCTCATTTATTATATTAGTAATGTATATTTATTACACTATTTTTAGCTTTCTAGCTTTTTAATAATGAATTTTAGTATTTTACTACGCACAATATCGCTTTCATTGAAGCTAAATGTATGAATCCCCATGTCTTCCGACTCATCATCATCGAATTTGTTGAACATTGGGTTGAAACCGCTCTTTCCGTTGATATCACTTTGGAAAAAGTCACCGCCTATGATGATTTTACTGTCTTCCCCTATACGAGTGATCAAAGTAGTTAACTCTTTCAAAGTAAAGTTCTGCGCTTCATCAGCGAAAACCAGCTTATTTTGCCAACTAGCGCCCCGAAGGAAGTTTATTGGGACTGCAGATATCTTTCCTTTTTGTTTTAAGAAGGTCGCATCGCCGGGAGCGACTATTTCTTCCATTTTATCATAGAGAGGACCAAGAAATGGGTCGAACTTCTCTGTAATATCTCCGGGTAGACTACCCAATCCCCTGTCTGCACTCTCAGCAATACTTCGGACATATAAAATATCCTTACTGAAATCCTCCTCCATGAGTTTCAACATGCCATATAAGGACATGTAAGTCTTTGAGCTTCCCGCAGGACCAGACACGAAGATTATTTTCGAATCTTCACTCAATACTAACTCTAGAAACCGCTTTTGTTTGGGGCTGAATCTAAATTTCCTCTTATTAAACTTAATTGATCTCTCAAAATCCGCCATTAAGTCAAATGGAGCCTTCTCTTTCACCGCTTGTTTTCGGGCCATATGTATTTATATATACACTTATTTTAGAGAATTATCTCTCTAATTGTTGCTCTAGTCGATAAAGTGTCTCCTCCCTGTACAGAATACGACTCGCTGACTACATGCGCTCCAGAATTTGCCAACAAATGAAAATTAACACTATCATAACCCAATCCAACATTACTCACATCATTTAACATCACCCCGAAATTACTCGTTAGTTTATTGCCACTAAAATCAATAAGAGAATTCAAACCTGTAGATTCCACGTCCATACTAACTTCTACCCCATCTACTAAATGACTCGACGCATATTGAGACCCCAATGTGTAAACGGGCGTCCTACTGAAACTTTTATTATATGTTAAATTATTTACTAAATTACTAGATACCACATTACCCGCATTAACCAACGTACAATCATGACCATAGATGATATCTGAAGTATTTAACGCATTATCAACATTGCTAGACACTAAACCTGTAATACCACCCGCGCTTGGACTAAAACTTGTAAAACTTACGCTGCCCACCACGGGTTCAAATGGTTTCACCGTCAAATTATAGCTATCAATAAAACAACCGCTGTATTTATTGCCGCCAATATCCAAAAGCATTTCATTCGCGCCTGTATTATGATAATTATCAAACAAGAAGTCACACCCCGAATAATTATCCCCATCACTTCTCAACAAGAAATCAATGGAGATCTTACATTCCACATCCCCTATAAACCTCAATTGGTCGTCAGCGTTTATATTCGCGGCTAATTGCTTTTTCTCTTCATTTTGTGTACTAAAATCCACAGATACTCTCGTCCCCATCATAGGACTAGCCTCATCCACTACCACCGCCATATTCCGATATGTCATATCTTATGTTACACTTTTTTTTTGGTTTTTTTATTTTTACTTTATCCTACACCTTCCACGCTCCTAATTAATGGGTGGGGGCCATTGAGAAATTGAAAATTGACTCCCCCCGCGACTTTGCGCTGTCAAGCATAAAGTTGTTTTTATTTTAATCGGGGGGGCTAAAAAATATAAAGAAAAAACTTTTAATTGTGAACTGCTTACTGTATACTACACCCATGAAAGAAAATATTATAGAACACATGGAAGCGGTAACCTCAGGCATTATCAAGGCTGATGAAAAATTCATCGGATGGGCTAACCAGATTCAACGCGAGAATGCCGAAGCTCGGAAGCGTATCACCTCTGGAAAAATTGAGATAGTCGAGCCTCGTCGCCCCTCCAAAAAATAAATAAAAATAATAGTAAAAAAAGCTTTTCTTTTAGTCTGTAATATCTTAAAATCTACCCATGAAGAAACCAACTCCATCTAACTCTGTTTTCCATCTCCGCCCCCGCCCACTCAACTCACCCTTTAGTGAGGAGGCAATGCCTTTTAACTACGCCAACGAAGACGGCGGAGGCATGAACAAGAGTTTATTCTTTCAGATCATGGATGAGGTTTTTGCTGGAAGTATGTATAAAGACATCGAAGACAAGTATGGTTCAGAGATCGTCAAGGAATATCTTAAGTATGGCGATGACAATGGCCACTTTGACTTTTTTAAGTTCGGTTGGATAAGTAAATAAATAAAAATAATAGCAGAAAAAGCTTGCACACAATTAATTTTTAGAGTAAACTACTCACATGAAAGCAAACAACACAGGACGCAGTTACCACCAGAGAGTTCTAGATGCTCGCGAGTCACTTGCCAAGGACACAATGAAGCGCGAAGAACAGCGTGAAGCCAACCCTATCGACTGGAAAGCTACTATGGAGACTGGCAAAGTAGTCTTTAAAAAATCAAAATAAATCTTTACACTAGCCCCAACTCTACACTAGAATACCCCATGACTAAAACAAAAATCAATATCCAAAGAGAGAAGGACTGCACCATGTACGACAATCAAAACCTCGCCATCAGGATCTACGATACTAACACGGTAAGCTTAATCTACCGTGTAGCACCCGCCACATTCAGCATTCTTGCCATCAGCAGAGAGCAAGCAGCAATAACATTGCGTGATATGCGTAAGGCTAGCAAGTAAAACCCAAACACACTAACACTATGAACTTACACAACTTCAAAGATCAAGACACCAAGGGCAAAGCCCTTCTCATTCTCACTTACCCTTTCGCCATTGGTGTGCATTGGGTTGAATGGCGCAGGATGAAAAAGCTTCAGCGCATGATCAGAAAGTGGATCGGTGCAGCTTGCAAGAATCCACAAGGGGCCGAGGCTGAGATGGTCAAGGAGTGGAGCGATGAGCTTCGCTGGATATACGGCAAGTAAACAAAAATAAGATGACTAAAGCAATACACATGAGTAAAGAAGAAAAAAGAATCCATGATTGGGCCACTGGCTCTATGCAGTTAGAGTTTGACGGCGAGAACTACTTTAAGCTCAACCCTTGGAGAGAGATGAGGGTTGACGGTAAGAAAGTCCCCAACCCAGACTATGGCAAGAAAATGATTATCCCCCGTGATAAGATAGATGCAGACATGGACTTTGCTTTCAAAAGCTTTTCCCAATATGGGTGTGACTAACCAAGAAAACTATGCA